TGGATCGTGTTTCAGATGAACCTTATCTTGAACGCTACTATCTATTTCTCCGCGATAGGCAATGGTTTCCTTTTAATATCTTCCTTCACAGGTTCCTTAAGGGCGACCCAGATGATCTTCACGACCATCCATGGCCATATGCCACACTTATACTAAAAGGTGGCTACTGGGAAACTACACCCAATGGTAGATTTTGGCGTGGAGTTGGACATTTTAGAATTTGTTCTGCAAATAGCTTCCATAGAATTGAACTTGAACCGGGAGTGACCACTTGGACATTGTTCATGCCAGGCCCAAAGCAACGTGACTGGGGTTTTGATGTCAATGGAACCTGGATTAATCATGAAACTTACTTAGAGAATAGAAAAAATGCATATCAAGGTAGCTGAAATATTTTATAGTCTACAAGGTGAAGGCCGCTGGGCAGGTGTTCCCAGCGTTTTTCTTAGAACATTTGGCTGTAATTTTACTTGCTCGGGATTTGGGTTGCCACTAGGCGAGAAGACAACCGAGCCTGATGAAATTGCAAAAGTAATTCATAAATTTGAAAAATACGAAGATTTACCACTTGTATCAACTGGATGTGACAGCTACGCAAGTTGGCATCCTAGTTTCAAACACTTGTCACCTGTATTAACAGTTCAAGCTGCGGCTGACAGAATGCATGATCTAATTCCTAATAATACATGGACTCAAGGTCATAATAGTAATGACGTACATCTTGTGATTACGGGTGGTGAACCTTTGCTTGGATGGCAACGTGCTTATCCTGAATTGCTAGACATTTGTAAAACAAAAGGTCTACAAAATATCACTTTTGAAACAAACGGTACACAAGATTTATCAGAAGATTTTGAAGCATACTTGTATGAAACCTGGACTAGATTTGGCAGAGATTATGATCGATTGACTTTTAGTGTCAGTGCGAAATTACCATGTTCCGGTGAAGCATGGGATGATGCAATTAAACCTGACATCGTTAAAAAATATGAGATGTTAGGGCATACTTATTTGAAGTTTGTTGTAGCTACTCAGCAAGATGTAAAAGATGCAGATCGTGCTGTTAAAGAATATAGAGCAGCAGGGTTTGGAGGACCTGTTTATCTAATGCCTATTGGTGGAGTTCCAGAGATGTACAATTTGAATGTACAGCAAGTAGCGGAACTAGCAATGACTAGGGGTTATAGATACAGTCCGCGTCTCCAAGTAGACATATGGCGTAATGCTTGGGGTACTTAATACAAAATTTATTTACAGAGGAATATTATGGCTACATGGACAGTATCAACTTATTACAAAAAAAGTTGCGAAGAACACGAGCATTATTACAAAGACGATCAAACTATAACAAGAAAAACTGGCTACAGAGGTGCCACTTTCATTGTGGAAACTAGTGATGACAATCCACCAGAGTTTGAGTTTGATTACGTTCCTGGCGGTGATGGCAAACTTGACAGTATCAACATGTATGACTGCTGTGTTAACAACATAGAAAATGTTGAACTTGATAGTATGTGGGATGGTTGTTGGGAGGACATTGTGTTTCCTAATGACATGGACGAAGAAGAACAAGAACGTCTAATGGAACTTATTGAAGAATCTAGTATCTATGAAGTATTAGAAGAAGATGAAGGTTGGCAGCAGAACGATTGCGATGCATGGATCTGGGGGCCTATAGTAATTGAAGATGCGGAAGGCAATCAAGTAAGAATTATCTGTGCTGACGACGATGGCACTGTTATTGACTTCAAAGAAGATACTGAAGAAGAAACTGAGCAGGCGGTGATTGATTCAATGCCAGTTTGGCCATTTCCGACTAATAACAAGGAAAATTCAAATGACTGAGACAAGACAACGTTCGCATCTTAGAACAGCAAGCTATAGGTTAATTGCCTGGGCATTTACAGTTTTTTGGACCAACTTATTTGTTGAAGACTGGGCAGGTGCTATTGTGTTTTCTACTATTTTGCATTTACTATTGAGTATTTTTTACTATGCAAATGAAAGAATATGGGGAAAAATTCAATGGGGAAAATTAGATAAGGTTTAATAATGACATATTTGTTTACAAGTGAATCAGTAAGTGAAGGACATCCTGATAAAGTAGCAGACGCTATATCAGATGCAGTTTTAGATCTTTTAATGCGTGACGGTAATATGGCCAATAGATGTGCTTGTGAGACCTTGGTCACTACTGATAATGTAATCATAGCTGGCGAGTATAAAGGCATTCTGCATGCCAGTGAAGTTGAATCAGCGATACGAAGAACAATCAAACTAATTGGGTATGAGCAATTAGGTTTTGATTGGCGCACAGTAAAAATTACAAATCTTATGCATGGTCAGAGTGCCGATATTGCTTTAGGCACAGACAAATTTGGAGCCGGCGATCAAGGTTTAATGTTTGGTTATGCGTGTGATCAGACTCCTGAGTTAATGCCAGCTGCTATCTATTATAGCCACAAGATATTATATGATCTTACTCAAAACAGAAAAGAAGATCAAAGATCAGTAAATTGGCTTCGTCCAGACGCAAAAAGTCAAGTCACATTAGAATACGATAGTGTTACAAAGCGTCCAATTCGTGCTGCAAAGATTGTATGTAGCACACAACATGCTGACAATATTGACTATGATATAATAGAGAATTTTGTCAATCAAGTCATTTTTAATGTAATGGGAGATCTAGTTGATGACGATACTGAAATTCTTGTCAATCCCACTGGTAGATTTGTTATAGGTGGTCCAGACGGGGATTGTGGTTTAACCGGACGGAAAATTATTGTTGATACATATGGCGGCAGTTGTCCTCATGGAGGAGGAGCATTTTCTGGTAAGGATCCTACCAAGGTTGATCGTAGTGCTGCGTACATGGCTAGGTACCTTGCAAAAAATATAGTGGCGTCTAAACAAGCCACTTACGCCACTATTCAGTTAAGTTATGCCATTGGGGTTGAACAACCAACTAGTGTATATGTTGACAGCGATGGTGACAACGAAAAAATTCTTGCCTACATTAAGTCTAACGTGGATTTAACTCCATTAGGAATTATTAAACACTTTAATTTGTTTAGACCTATATATTCTGACACAGTAGCTTATGGTCATTTTGGCAAACATTGGTTGCCATGGGAAACTATTGATTTGTTCTAGGAACTTTTATGAATTTATTTAACAAATGGTTTAATAAACCTAAACCACAGACAGTAAGCAGTCCTAAGATTGTAGAGCCCGAGACAAAAAAACCTACAATTAAGAAAAAAACGCCAAAAGAAATAGCGACTGAGGCAGGGGAACCATATGTTGCAGTTATAAGTTTTGAGTTAGATCCTGAAAATTTACATCAAGGCGCATTTGAACTTGATTGGAATGATAAATTTGTAACTAACTTGATAAGAGCCGGTTACCAGCAAAAACCAGATGAACCAGATAGTATAATTGTTGATAGATGGTTTCAAAATATCTGCAGGCATGTAGTGCTTGAAACGTGGGAACAAGAACAAGCTATAAATCCCCAACGGTTTACTAAAACTAGAAATCTTGGAGATGGATATACGGAAATATCATGATTTTTAACAACATTAAAAAGCTTAAAGCAGAAGGCAAAAAAATTGGTATCACTTTTTCAACGTTTGATTTGCTTCATGCCGGGCATGTTGCGATGTTGGCTGAAGCTAAGAATCATTGTGATTATCTTATTGCGGGATTGCAGACCGATCCAACTATTGACCGGCCAGACACTAAAAACTTACCCGTACAAAGTATTGTGGAAAGACAGATTCAACTTGCAGCATGCCGTTATGTTGATGAAGTTGTTGTGTATCAGACCGAACAAGATCTTGTAGATTTGATTCTTATTCTTCCGATTGATGTGCGTATACTAGGCATAGAATACGAAGGTAAACCTTTTACTGGTTATGAAGAATGTTATGCTCGTGGTATTGAGTTGGTGTTCAACAAACGAGATCATTCATTTAGTTCTTCAAGTTTGCGTAAGCGTGTTATACATGCTGAAACTAATCGCTTAATACAATCATGAGAAAATATTTTTCCACCACTTTCAACATAAATTCTCAAGATATGAATGTTGGTGATCACATCCGATGGTGCAGACAGAATCTTGGAGAACGAGGTCGCGACTGGGATTTTAGTGGAAATTCAAATAAAGCA